ATGAAGGTTTGTATAGACTGCTGACTGCGGGGAAGTTCCTCACAAAGTCCATCAGTCTTAATCACATGCCTTGCAAGAATCTCATTCCCGAAATGGAAGCTATCGCATTAAATGACGGGTCTGACTGTGAGTTTTCCGCTGATGATGTTAAGTCTTACTACTTTCAGTATTCCGGTATCGGTGAAGCAACTATCACTGACGGGACTTTAACCGAAGTAATCTCAATGGACTCTTACGGTAAGTTCACGGAGTACAGCGGTAACTTCTCCGGTGTTGGCAAAGTAACTATCTCTTTCCATTCAGACTATCCCGCAACTGTAAAGAATATCGCACTGTATGATAAGTCATTCCCCGAAGTAGAAGGGAAAGCGTTAGTCCCCGAATACGGAAGATACGTCAAGTACGATTTAAAGAAGTTAGCGGGAGACTTCTATAATCTCTTCGATAACTCTATCACCTATGAGGGCGGAGTTTCACCCGTGTATTTAAACACCACGGATTATTACAGAGAGTCAGACCACATCTTAATACTTCCGTCTAACAAAGCGGGTATGTATACGATTTACTACCACGCATATCCCGAACAGATAACGGAAGACACCGAAGACGATTATGTGCTTCCTATTGATCCCGAAGTGGCTGCACTCTTACCTCTTTATATGGCATCACAGCTCTATCCTGATGATGACCTTGCTATTGCAACAACCCTTCGCAATCAGTTTGAAGTCGGTCTTGATTCACTTGTAAACACTTCACATTACAGCGGTAAAGAAAAATTTGTTTCGGAGTGGGTATAAATGCCGGTTCAATTCAAAGTCCCTGCTTCTCCTTCAAGGAGCACCTTAACAATAGATACGTTTTTAGGGGCTGACTTTACAAATGACCCTGCAAACGTTGATATAGATAAGTCCCCGAATGTCCTGAATATGATTAGGGATGTTCCCGGTAAAGTAAGGAAGTCAATGGGATATAAGACCATTGCTACTTTTACCGACCCTATCAATGGATATCATACCAAGCGTGGCAAAGCACACGGCCTTATTCACGCAGGTACAAAGATATATGAAGGGGACTACGATAACCCTACGGAGCTTTACTCTGATGCAAACAATTCCCGTTCACGCTCATGGCAGTTCGGGGATAAGGTTTGTATTCTTGACGGTAAGGCTTTATTAATATGGGACGGAACAACTGTTGAGAAGGCTTCAACAAATGCTAAAATCCCCGTTACCTTAATAGGCGGTAATCCCGCAGGCGGCGGAACGTCTTACTATGCACTTAATCTTTTGTCCCCCGGATTCACCGAACAGTTTTTAGGTACAGCGGGTACTACCGAGTACCACTTAAGCTATACCGATCTTGACGATACCGAGGTTAAAGTGGAAGTCTTACAGAGTGACGGAACGTGGAATACGTTGGTCGAGAATACAGACTTCACAGTTAATCGTGAAACGGGAGTAGTCACATTCACTACGGCACCTGGGGAGTCACCCGTCACGGGAGAAGACAACGTTAAGATAACTGCATATAAGACTGTTGAAGGCTATGCAGATAGAGTCAATAAGTGTTCTATCGGTACTCTTTACGGAGCAAGCGGAGACCTTAACAGACTCTTTATATCGGGTAATCCTGATGATGAATATGTCAACTATCAGTGGTATTCCGCAGCAAATGATCCTACTTATTTTCCCGACACTAACTATCAGCTTATCGGCACTGCTAAATCAGCTATTGTCGGCTACTCTGTTATTTCTTCTTATCTTGCTGTCTTCAAAGATAAACAAGAAGTAGAGCAGAATATTGTCCTTGTGTCTTCCACGACAGTCAAGGATGAAGTTACATTCGCAACCCAGACAACGTTACACGGTTCACCTTCTATCTGTCCAGACTCACACGGATACTTGGCAGGAGAGCCTATATTCCTAACTGAATTAGGCGTGTATGCGTTGACTTCGCAAGACATTACGGGAAGGGAATTGACTAACCTTCGTTCCTTCTTCCTGAATGGAAAGCTCTTAAAAGAAACCGACTTAAGCAAAGCATTCGCTTTTGTATATAAAGACTTCTATATATTAGCCGTAAATGGCGTTCTATACATCCTTGACGGGCTTCAAAGTGTGCAGACGGATAAATCTGCCCCTTATTCCACAAGACAGTTTGTAGGCTATTTTAGGGACAATGTAGACGCTAATACAATGTGGGAAGAGGACGGAGCTTTATGGTTCGGTTCAAAGACCGGAAAAGTCTGCAAGTTCTATACGAACCCTGATGATATCAATTCCTACAATGATGATGGTGCGGCTATCGTTTGCAGATGGGAAACGCCCGACTTTGACGGAAAATTGTTCTATAAGAATAAGACTTTCAGATATCTCGCTGTCAGACTTAAGCAGGCCATTGTCACTTCAATAAGAATGTCAGTAATGAAGCGTGGACTTTGGACTGTGCTTTCAACAAACGCTTCGACAGCATCTTACTTCTCATTCAAGTCTTTGGTATTCTCTAAACTTTCATTTTCAAGTGACGTTACGAACAGAGTAGTACCGCTTAAGACAAGAGTAAAGAAGGTAGATAAAGCAAGATACAGATTTGAGAACCTTAATGTCAATGAACCCTTTGCATTAGACAAGATCGGTATTGAATATGTTGAGAAAGGCAACTTTAAACATTAGGTGATAAAATGGGAAACTTTCAGGACGCATACAAAATTTCATCAGCGGATAGAACGGGTAAAGGTGTAACGGGTCTTCCCGATACCCCCGGTCTTTCCACGGGAGATATGCAGGCAAGGTTCGACTCACTTGCAAATCTGTCTATTGATAAATTCAATGCCGTTGTTGATGCCGTTACCGATACCGTCACTAATGACGATACGAAGTTACCTACCAACAAAGCTATCGTTGACTACGTTGTGTCAATGGGTGGCGGTGATATGACAAAGGCTGTCTACGATACTGATGATGATGGTATTGTGGATAACTCCAAAGCCCTTGAAGGTCACAACTCACTCTACTTCAAGAATCAGTATGACATTACCTTACCTACCACGGGATATACCGAAGAGGAAGTAACGATATGGGGAGAGACGAAGACCTTGCAGGTACTCACTATTACTTCTGATAAGGACGGAAATCCCCTAACTAACTTCCTTGCGGATATGGTTTCCGACTATCCCGTAAATCTCACGGGTACTTTGGAAGACTTCAAGAAACTGTATGCCGTGGAAATCGGACTTGCAAGTGTAACCGTTTACTGCGAAGAAGTTCCTACTACCGCACTCAATGTGAGGATAAGGGAAGCATGAAACAGCTTAATTGGTATCAGATATTCGGAAAATCAAATATTCCTGATGGACGTACAGTTCTGCCGACTGATGATATTCAGATATGGCTTCATTGTGCAAACATTTGGAATAAATCATATACCACTCTTGCGGAAGTGCTTGCAGATACCGATACGCTGTTAGCACTCATTACATCTAACAACGCTGTTGACTATATGGTTAGATCAACAACGTGGGCGAAGGGTGCTTCTGTTCCTGCTATGACTTCCGACACTACTCCGAGTGGCGTAGCCAGTGCAAGTAGCATATTCTCTTCTAACAATTACGCATATAAAGCGTTTGATAAGGATACCTCTACTCGTTGGGCTTCACAGAGACCTATAAGCAGTGGCGGTGAATCTCTCGAATATGAATTTGATTCTGCTTGTGCCATTACAAAGGCGAGAATATATAACAATACTGGTTATCCCACAGTAGGTAACTATCGTATTCAGAATTACGTTGATGGTGCATGGAGAACACTTTATAGCGGGTCAAATAGCGTAAATAACATTGATGAAGTTGTAACTTTTGTGAATATTGCCAAAGTCACAAAGTATAGGTTGCAGATAGACTCTGTTACAGAAGCTGAAGGTGCTATAAACATAGTAGAGCTTGACTTCATTTCCGAAGGTGTCACCGATAATGCAACTGCAATGACCTATATCGGCTTGAACAACTACTGTGCGAATACGTTACTTGCTGATGAGACGTGGAGAGAAGCAATATGTCTGTCTGCTTACTTTGAATCTGTCCTTAATGTCAAGAATCCTATAATGACGGATGATACACATCCTTATGGTGTGGCAAGTGCAACAACAGTATTCGACTCTAATTACCCTGCATGGAAAGCGTTTGATAACAATGACAGTTCGTCATGGGCGAGTGTTTCAAATGCAGTCAATCAACGATTGATGTATCAGTTTGTTTCTGCTCAAAAGATATACTTCGTAAAAATGAAAGTGTATTACGGTAGCGGTCTTCGAGTAAAGCAGTTCGCAATAAAGGCTTCAAATGACGGAAATACCTTTGATACCTTGAAAAGCCTAACAACTCTTCCAAACACTACTACAACCGATTATCAATATACGATAAATCCGACAATGCCTTATCTGTACTACGCATTAGATAATATGGAGTCTTATATCTACACAGTATCGTTGCACGAACTTCAATTCTACGGAAGGAAAGATATATAAATGGAAGACTACATCACAAGAACCGAACACGTTGAGTTTGCAAGAAGAGTAGACGAAGAGAACAATAGGCAGAATGACAGACTTAATTCACTCGAAGTCGCTCTTAAGCAGATACTTTCCATTACTACTTCCGTAGAGAAGTTGGCTACTCACATGGAACACATGTCAAAAGAACAAGAACGTATGACGGTGGAACAAGAGAAGCAGGGTGAAAGAATCAAAGCTATTGAAGACCGTGACGGAGAGAAGTGGAGAACAGTAGTCTCACACATAATAGTTGCTGTTGTGACCGCAGTAGTAGCATTCATTCTCGGACGATTAGGCTTATGAGCGTACAAACAGACTTCATCAATTCAATAGCCCCTTACGTTAAGGAGTGGCAAAAGATATTTGCTTTCGGTGTTCCATCCGCAATCATAGCACAAGCAATACTTGAAAGCGGATTCGGACAGTCGGACAAGGCAAAGTACAACAACTACTTCGGACTTAAGTACAAGCAAGGACGGGTAAATTGTAACAGCGGTAGATTCGCTTCAACATCTGCTGAATACAAAGACGGAAAATATTACCCGATTATAACTGAATGGTTCGCCTTTGAAAATATGGATGATGGAGTGAAAGGATACTTCCAATTCGTATGGACAGGACCATACAAAGTAAAAGGTATCACCGATCCCGAACAGTATCTAACAGCTTTAAAGAGTGGCGGATATGCCACAAGCCCTAACTACGTTGAAAATAATATGAGAGTCATTGAGACATACGGACTCCGCAAATATGACGAGGTGAATATGGTTCAATACGATTTAAACAGAAAACCGGATAGCCCACTTGCTAAATGTGCGATATGGACTTACAACTGTTCGATAAGGAATACGAAATTAAAGCCTTCACAGTTTAAGTTTGTACCCCATTGTACGGCGGGTATGAGTAGTGCGGAAGCAACAGCAAGGTCATTTCAGAATCCTAACCGTCAAGCGTCATGTACCTACTGTATCGGTTCTAACGGAGATATCGTGCAGAGTGTTCCCGAAGAGTACAGACCGTGGACTACGGGCGGTGACTTAAATGTAAACGGGGTCACGGGTGCAATGATAGACCACATGGCGTTTACCTTTGAGATAGCTAACACAGCACTTGCCCCTGATTATCCTATGTCAATGGAAGCACTCACTTCACTTATCTATCTGATGGTGGATATCTGCAAGAGATACGGGATAAAGAAAGTCTATTGGAACAACGACAAGTATTTTTCAAGCAAGGCAGAGAATTACAACACGATCAACGTGCATAGATGGTACGCAAGGAAATCGTGTCCCGGCAACTTCTTAATGAATTGTATGCCTACTGTCGCAGATACGGTAAATCTCTTACTTGCGGGCGGTGGCAACATTCCTTCGGGAGATTATGTAATAGACGGTGTTGACTACGGAGAAGTCTTTAACCCCACTTATTACAGAGACCATAACCCTGATGTAGCAGCTTCACCTTACGGAGTAAATGACAATACTCTTTGGGAACATTTCAGAGACTTCGGAATGAATGAGTTACGAAGAGGAAATGAAACGTTTGACGCAAGGGCGTACAAGGAAAGATATGAAGACTTGCGTAACGCATACGGTGACAGTAACCAAATGTACTATTGGCATTGGATAGTTTTCGGCAAAGCCGAAGGAAGGAACGGATTATGAAAATTGATTGGAAAAGAAAACTCACATCAAGGAAGTTTTGGCTTGCAATAGCCACATTCGTTTCAATGCTTCTTGTCTACTTCGGTGATAGTCCGAGTGATGCAGAGCAGGTATCCGCACTTATTATGGCGGGTGCTACGGTGATTGCCTATATAGTCGGGGAAGGACTTACCGACAAAGCAAACATTGAGAAGGGAGAATAAAGATGGCAATAAAGAAAGCGGTAAAGGCCGCAACAACAAACAATGTGAAGAATACTATTCCGCAGACAAGACCCTATTCGAGTCCTAACGCTATAACCACTTCTTCATCAAGACCTTACAGCACTCCTAATGCGGTTACAAGACCCGCTAACCTTCCTTCTTCTCTTCCTACGAGATCAGCGGTATCTACTGTCGCAAAGAATACTACGTCTACTCCTACACAGACTACTTCCCCTACGCAGACCGCACAGAGAGCAGCACAGTCCGTTCTGAATCAGACTCCGACTGTTAGCAACTATGTAGCACCGACTACTAACTACGTTGCCCCTTCTACTCCTTCGGTCAGTACCCCTTCGGTTAGCACTCCTTCGTCAAACCCTGCAAGCAATATGCTGAACAATACTGCATCAGTAAATCAGGTGTCTAATCCGGGAGTATCAATCCTTAATGATCTTGCCACGCCTTCGCAGAGAGTTACCAATCCGGCATTCAATAACATGACTCCTTCCCAGAACACCGACCTTATGTTGGCTCTTCTCGGAAGTCAGACCGCAGATACAAGACTCGGCAACTCTAATCCTACTGCAAGGAACGCACTTAACCTTATCAGACAGAATCAGGGCAACGTCAGTCAGACTTTATCGGATGCAGCTTATAAGACATTGGTAGATTCCACAGAGAATCCCAACCCTAACGCACCGTATAGCGAAGTGCCTAACGTTGGCGGATATCAGGCTTATGATGCAATCCTTAATCCGGATGCAATCGTCCGCAACAACACTTCTAATCCTAACAGTTTGCAGACCGCACTTGAAAACGCTGCAATGTCCGCACTTACAAGAGACAATAATCCTTTACCTGCATCATCCGCACTTGATAACATTGTAAACCCTGACCGTGTACCTTATGGACTCGAAGGCGGACTCGGAGATATCAGCCTTAATGCAAGTGCAGAAGGCGGAGATTCCACGGGCGGAAGAGATAGATACGTTTCGGGAGAAGGAAGCGGAGTAAGCAGAAGGGGAGACGGACTTGGCACAGGCCCCGTAGGAAACGGTTATATGGAT